AAGACTTCCTTCGGGAGGTCTTTTTTTTATGCTTATAATTAGTAATATAAGTTTCAATGGTAAGAACCATGGAAGAGAAAACAGTAATGCTCAGAGAGATTGCAAACGATAAACTAACACCAAAGAAAAGAGATTATAAGTTAGAAGGTGAATTGTATGAAAATGAGACAGAAGTAAGTGATTGGGATACAGATGGTCCTGTACCATTAGCTGAATACTAAACTTATTATGTAACTATAAATAAACATACGGAGTATACCATCTAATTTAATAGGTACAGATGCCTTTACAAAGTATAAGTCAAGGCTTTAAGGATGTTAGTATGACATTTGCGAAGCATCCTTTAAATAATGATTTAATTGCCTTNAAAAATGAAAATGCAATTGCAAGATCAGTAAAGAATATTATTCTTACTTATCCTAGTGAAAAACCTTTTGATCCTGAATTTGGATCTCAGGTATCAAGAATGCTTTTTGAAAATATTGATCCTATTCAAGCTATTAATATTAAACGTGAAATAGAATTTTCTATTAATAGGTATGAACCAAGAGTTTTATTAACTAGTGTAAAAGTAAATCCTAATTATGATAATAACTCTTTTGATGTGGTTATATTTTATAATATAGTTGGAATTAATGCACCTCCTCAGCAATTAGATTTTGTATTGCAATCGACATCTCAATAAATGGCACTAATAAATTTCGCAAATCTGGATTTTGACCAGATAAAAGCAACATTACAGAATTATTTAAAAGATAATTCTCAATTTACCGATTATGACTTTGAAGGGTCTAATTTATCGACCATTTTGGATGTTCTTGCATACAATACATACATTTCCTCATATAATGCCAATATGGTTGCGAATGAGGTGTTTATTGATAGTGCTACATTAAGAGAAAATGTAGTATCATTAGCACGAAACATTGGTTATATGCCAAAGTCTCGTAAAGCAGCACAAGCAACGGTTAGTTTCTTTGTTAGTACTAGTGATTTTACATTAAAACCATCTACAATTACATTAAAAGCAGGTCCAGTTGCAACTTCTGCTAGTGCATTTGGTAATACATCCTATATTTTTACAATTAAGGATGATGTTACAATACCTGTTGTTGATAATGAAGCAGATTTTAATGAACTTACAATATATGAAGGAAGTCTTGTTGAAGAGACCTATACTTATAGCTCAAGAAATCCTAATCAAAGATTTTTAATTAATAATATTGGATGTGATAGTGCATTAATCAATGTAACTGTCGGAACAAATGATAGTACAGAAAAGCAAAAGTATGCTTTTCAGGATAGTTTATTTGGTATTGATGGAGATTCTAAAGTTTTCTTCTTACAAGAGATTGAAGATGAAAGATATGAAGTAATATTTGGTGATGGAGTCTTTGGTAAGAAACTTTCTGAAGGTAATGTAATTACTATTAGTTACATTAAGACAAATGGCGATTCTGGAAATGGAGTATCAGCATTTGCTTTTAGTGGTCAGATGATTTATACAAGAAATGGAGTTGAATATCCTGTAGAATCTGGCATATCAATGGTTACTACAGATATTCAAGCAACTGGTGGTGAAGTTATTGAAAGTGTTTCTTCAGTTAAGAAGTATGCACCACGCATTTATGCATCACAAAATCGTTGTTTGACTGCAAATGATTATGAAACACTAATTCCAGCAAGAATTTATACTGATACTGAATCAATTTCAGTATTTGGTGGTGAAGAATTGATTCCACCGCAGTATGGAAAGGTTTTTATCAGTATTAAACCAAGAACTGGTGAATTTTTGCCTAATTTAATCAAAGAAAACATCAAGAGAGACCTTAAAAAGTATGCAGTTGCTGGAATTGTTCCGGAAATACTTGATCTTAAGTATCTTTACCTTGAAGTGGACTCAAATATATACTATAACACGAATTTAGCACCTTCAGCGGCTAATGTATCAACAATTATTCAAAATAATGTTGATACATACTCTGATTCAAGTGAGTTAAATAAGTATGGTGCAAGATTTAAATACAGTAAATTCTTGAACATTATTGATAATAGTCACTCTGCTGTTACATCAAACATTACAACTGTTTTAATGAGAAGAGATCTTAGACCTGTTTTGAATGCCATTGCTGAATATCAAATTGGATTTGGTAATAAATTCCATATTAATAGTTTGAATGGTTACAATATCAAATCTTCTGGATTCCAAGTTGACGGCATTACAGGAACTGTCTATCTTTCTGATATTCCTAATACAGATAGAGTATCAGGATCATTATTCTTATTCCAAGTTTCTAACACAACATCAACAGATGCAACTATAGTTAGAAAAGGTGTTGGTCAAATTGATTATGTTAGTGGAGTTATAACACTTAATCCCATTAATGTTACATCAACATTAAAGGAAAAAGATGGTCAGTCTATTATTGAAATATGTGTTGCACCAAATTCAAATGATGTAATTGGACTTCAGGATTTGTATTTGCAATTAGATATTAATAATAGTGCATTTAATATGGTAGTCGATCAGATTGCATCTGGTTTAGACCCATCGGCATCAAATTATATTGTTTCTTCCAGCTACAGTAACGGATATTTAGTAAGACCATAAAATGACACAAAGCAGAATAGCATTTACCGATATTGTTAAGAGTCAGTTTCCGCAGTATGTAGAGACTGAATTTCCTCTTATTGGAGATTTTTTACAAAGTTATTATCTTTCACAAGAATTTCAAGGTGCTCCTCTTGATCTAATCCAAAACATTGATCAATATGTTAAGATAGATCAGAATGCTAAAACAATAGATTCTAGTATATTATTGGCGGATATTGATGAATTAAATACTACTATTACTGCTTTTAATACAGAAGGATTTCCTAATACTTATGGTCTTATTAGGATTGATGATGAAATTATAACTTATAGATCAAAAACTTCTACTACATTTACTGGATGTATTCGTGGATTTAGTGGAATTGCAGATGATAAAAATGGAGATTTAATCTTTACAGAGAGTTTAGGAGCATCTCATGATGTAAATGCAACTGTAGAGAACTTAAGTACTTTATTTTTAAGAGAATTTTTAAATAAAACTAAATATCAACTTCTCCCAGGACTTGAAAATAGAACTCTTTATTCTGATTTGGATAAGAGTCTTTTTATTAAACAATCTAAAGATTTTTATAACTCAAAGGGTACAAGTGAATCTTTTAAGATACTTTTTAAAGCTTTATATGGAGTAAATGTAGATGTAATCAGACCAAGTGAGAATCTTATCGCACCTTCTGCTCCACTTTATAAGATTACTAATGATATGATTGTTGAACCCATATCGGGTGACGTACAATCAATCGAAGGATTTACACTATTGCAACATTCTTATGCTGATTTAATTGATAAAGCATATTCGCCAATTACTAATGTTGAAAAAGTATTTGTTAGTGGAGCATCAACTGATTACTATCAATTAAGTGTTGATGCAAGTTTTACTAGTGATAGCACTTTTGGTGGTGCTGAATATGGATCATTTAATCCACATCCCAAAACAAAATGTATAGGAAAGTATGCTTCTGGAGCAACAACTATTGATGTTGATTCTACTGTAGGGTTCCCAACTTCTGGTGAACTGCATATAAACTATGAGAATAGATCAGCAGGTATTGTTTCATATACATCTACTTCATATAACCAATTTTATGGATGTAGTGGAATAACAGATGATATTTTAGATAATACTGTTGTTGGTATTAATACATTTGCAACGGTTACTCTTGCAGATGATAGTTTGGTAAAAGTAAGGATATCATCTGTTTTAAGTAATATTGAATATGATCAACCAAATTATTATTATGAAAAAGATGATACTATTGAAATAAAGAGTTTAGGAATTACTACTGCTGACGTTGCTTCTAATTCTTGGATTTTTAATGCTGCAACTTCTTATGAAATAAAAACTTTATCTTTAATTAATGAGGCAGCTTCCAGGTATAGAATTACTTTTGACAATGATCATATCTTTAGAGTTGGAGATACCTTTACACTTACATCTACTGGTATTGAATTAACCGGAAAGGTTTATGGTGTTAATACATCAAAAAATATTACAATTGGTGATCAAGGAAAACTTGATGAGTCATTTACATATACAATTAAAAAGAACATATTAAAAGTAGATACAACTAATTTTGCTAATGCTAATGTAATAGCAGCAAATGTAGTATCTTCTTATAAGGATGGTAATGATACTTTGGTAGCATCTCCATCTATCCCTTATTATAAAGATCAAAAATTAAATGTTAAAAAGAATTTAATTACTTTTGATGGTACTTTTGAAGGTGATACTTTTAAAATAATCGTATCAGGTGATCATGGTTTCTATACCGGAGATGTCGTTTACTATACCCCACAGACGACTACAAGCACCGTAGAAGACGCTGATGGTAACGAGATAGTAGAGACCACAACTTTGATTGGTATTGCAGAAGAAGGAATTTATTTCGTAAGAAGATTATCAGATACTACATCATTAAAGTTAGCTAGAAGTAGAGCAGAACTTTATAACGAAGATTATATAACAACAGGAGCAATTACTGTATATGAAAATACTATCGAATTTTATAAGTTTAGAGGCCAAGAATTAGAGAATCATAAGTTACTTAGAAAGATTACTAGTGCAGATAGTGATGAAGGTGGGTTGGTAGCAACAGAACCTGGAGTTGCTTCTGGTATTTTGGTTAATGGTGTTGAAGTATTAAATTATAAATCAGTAGATAGTATTAACTATGGAAAAATTGAAAGTATCTCTGTTGATGGTGGTGGAAATGGTTATGATGTAATAAATCCACCAGATCTTTATATTTCAGACACTACTGGTGTTGGTGCAACAGGTAATGTTGCTGTTAGAGGAGAATTTCAGGAAATTAGAGTTATTGATGGTGGATTTGATTACATCGAAAAACCTTCTATTAAGATTACTGGAGGAAATGGTGACAATGCAGTAGCAGATGCAAATCTTAAGTTAGTTGACCATGACGTAGATTTTAATTCTGGAGAGGCTTTTAAGTTAGTTGATCTTACTAATAATACTATTTCATTCAGCACATATCATAAATTTAGAGATTATGAGAAAGTAATATACAAAACAAATGATCAAGATGTTGTTGTGGGACTTACCACAGGAGCAGAGTATGTTGTTGATGTTCAAAATTCTACTACTATAAAACTTTATTCATCAAAAGATGATGCAGTATCTGGCATTAATATAATATCACTTACTGGATATGGTTCTGGTAGGCATACATTCTCTACTGTAAATAAAAAATCTGTTGTTGGATCTATTAATATTATTAATACTGGATCTAATTATGAAAATAAAAAGACTGTAGTTGTTGGATTAACTACTGCACTTGATCAGTTTACTGTAGAAGACCATGGATACAATTCTAGAGAATTAGTAACATATTCTACTTCGGGAACAGCATATGGTGGATTAACTTCAGGAAATAACTATTACCTAACAAAACTTGATAAAGATACATTTAAACTATCTGAAATTGGTCCAGCTGGAAATGAAACCTTTTATTATAATACAAGACAATATGTAAATCTAACAAGTACTGGAAATGGTGCTTCGGATGTACATTATTTTAATTATCCAGCACTTTCTGTTGAAATTTCTGGAAAAATTGGTATTTCTTCAATAGGATCAAAAACATTTGAGGCTGAATTGCAACCAATTGTTAGAGGTCAAATTGTATCAGTAAATCTACCTTCCAAAGGTAGTAAATACGGATCTGCTGATATTTTAAATCTTAATAAATTACCAGAAGTTTCTGTAGATGTTGGTGCTAATATTCAAATTACTCCAGTAATAGTTAACGGAAAAGTTATTGAAATCTTTGTTAATAAAAAAGGATCAAATATCAAAGCACCTCCAGAAATTACTATTAATGGTGGAGTTGGTTTGGTACTAACTCCTGTTATAGAAAATGGTGAACTTATTAAAGTAAATGTTATTAAT